TTCCGTTCCCTGTGAGCTTCACGGCTTTTTCAAGGTGTCCACGCATTTGTAATAACCTTTTGCGCTGCATTGGCTTATCAATGATTTCTTGCGTAATCTTTTCGATTAAGTCAATGATGATTAACGCTTTTTCTTTATCTGTCATATTTCTTTATTTTAATTAAATGCCAATAAATCGCTGCCTTGTAATAAACGCATCGCTGAGTACCTAAGACTGTCAATTCCATGATTATCAGCATCTAAGGGCGTGGAAGATTTCTTGTCGTTCCAAATGTAATTCCTTAACTCATGCTTCAAGTTGTACGACTCAGGTGTTACAACAATAGTGTAATCCAGCATCTTTTTTATCCCTTCCACGATTGAGCCTGGTCCTTTCTCCGCCTTTTGCACATTTAACCCCCGTTGTTGCAATGCCTCAATTAACCGTGGTTCACTTGTGTCCGCAATTACCATAGCGTTGGGGCTAACGAAATGGTTCATTTGCTCAATGACTGCCTCGTAAGAAAGGGACTGTTTATAAATGATTTCTTCCACGTATATTTTCTTTGCCCCCGTGTCAACTGCCACTTTCACCAATGCCAAAGGATCGGGGTAGAAGCCGAAATCTAAGCCGTAACCAAATGGAAGGCTAATATCGAACTCCCCCTCAATCCAATTGTCAAATATCACCCCTTGTTTTTTATCCAGCCATTTGCCTAAGAACCTGTGCCCGTATGCCTCAGGTGACTTCGTTTTAATTGCCTCAATCTTTGCAATGTAATCAAGGCTTAGGTTGTGGTAATTATCAAAGTACGTTGTATGAATGTGCGTTATGTCTGCATGCGTGCTTATCGGGACCATTTGCCCGTCAATGATTTCCATGCGATGTGACTTTTCAAACCACCGCTTCCAAATCCAGTGTTCCACGTCCTGAGGGTTCATAACCAGTATTACAATATTAGGCGTGTCAGGCATACGAATACTTTCATCAATGGTATCAAAGTCCTTTTCGCTTACAAATTCTTCAGCCTCATCAACGATGAACACATTTAACTTTGGTATCGATTTTAACTTTGCCGTCTGGTTTCCAGAACTTGTCTTGATGCCTGAGAATATTATTTCGCTCCCTGTTACCTTGTGGCTTATTTGCGCATTTGTCATTTGAAATTCATCGCCCACGCCGAGTAAGTCAATCTTTTCACGGAACTCAGGTATAACCGATATATTAGCACTTGATAAGGTGTAACGTGTATAAAGCATTTTCCAACCTTTGTTTGCAAGTAGCATATTACACGCCCAAAGCCCAACAGTAAATGACTTTGCCGAACCACGTCCCCCAGTTATCAGGAAGTAACGGGTTCGAGGTTGCCAAAGGGCTTCGTACTTTTCACTTACCTTTATCTGCATCCTTTGTAAAAATTATCGTTGGCACGGTGACTTTTTCCCCTTGCGTCGTTATGTCAATGTTCTGCTTGCTTTTCCCGTATGCACGGTCAAGGAGCAACTGAGCCGCTTTGATGTCACCCTTTGCCGCCTGTTCGCGTAGCTTCATGATAATGGCTTCGGCTGCCGTAATACCGTCCTTTTCCTGTCCCATGACATTTGCCATAATCAAGTCAAGGGCTGGGAGTTTCTTAGGGCGTCCGTTGGGGTTGCCTGTCTCTCCTTTCTTCCAACGTGGTTCAATCTTTCCTCTTCCTCCCATATCGTTGTTATTTCGTTGTTATTTCGGTGTCCATGATTTAGAAAAATCTTTGTCTTTAAAAACTTCGCTCTTTGGTATTCCAGCCCTAAACAACAATCTTACAACTTCTTCTTTTTCCATTTTAAGACGCTTCATTATTTCCTGTCCATCTAATCCATTTTTAACCATATCCGTAATGATATTTGACATTTCCAAAACTCCATGTGTTCCCCTTGCTCTATTATGCCTTATAGTTGCCATTTGCTGCTGGTTTGCGTCTTTTGGTGTTATCATGACCGTTGGAACATTTCCGTCTGTCAAACTATAAATTTCCTTGTGTCCTGAAACTGTCCATCTATGAAACCCATCAACAATAGTAAAATCTGGATTTATTACTATTGGCTGTGTCCAACCATCTTCAAGAATTGAAATTTTTAGTAATTCAAGTTCAGGAGGTGCGACCTTGTTAGGGTTGTAATTATTTGGTTTTAATACATCTCTATGAATCCAAGAGATTTTATTTAAAGGTTGATTTTCGTGTTTCATTTTGAATATATTTTAATTGCTTCATCTAATGTAATGCCTAATTTTTCTCTTGCCTTTGTTGCCTCAGTTGTTAATACATTAGACATTCTACCTTTAAAATCACCTCTAATAGCAACAGTGCATAACCATTTCCATGAAATACCGCTAATAGGATGGGTGTTTTCGTCTTCAATTTTATTTTTTGTTTTTAAAAAATGACCTTTTATATAATGATTTATATGTAATTTAAGGTCATTTTTACTATCATGTTCATAACTATCAATAATAACATTTAAATAATCTTGCCATGTAATACCGATTGGTTTAGCTTTTGCACTACTGTATAATTCAGTGTTTCCGTACCTCCAAGCAGTTGCAACACCTTCTACCCTTTGAATCATTTTATGCCACATTTCTGGAAAACATTCGGCGTAAATCCACAATCCTCTTAATGGTTCTTCGCCATAAGGAGGGCATACTCTTTGATGTAAAAAATCATTATACAATTTAGTTTGGTTAAAAATATCATACGTCTTATTATAATCCCAGCCAAACTTATGAACCGCTAACCAAACATCTTCGCTACTCCAGTCGTATATAGGAAATGCACGATATTGATTTTGTCCAGATTCACATTTAGAATTTATATATGAATCATTTTTTTTTGATGCAATAACTTGATATCTTCTTAAACTTTCTTGTGTTCTTATTCCAGTAAGCATTGCAATTTTACCATCTTTTTTATTAAATAAATATGGACAAAATTCCTGAAATGTCATTCCTTTTTTAAATTTATCATGATGGGTAATTGCATTATTAGGAATAGTTCTTACCCATTTATCTTTTTTATCTACATCCCAAGTGTACCAAAATGGTTCTTCGTTTGAACATGCATTCCTGTGTTTAAATTCTAAACAATACCATTGTAAATCTATTTCTGGGTTATTATTAACCCTATGAACATATTCAATCGTTGGAGGATGAACTGCTTCTTCATCAAAAAAAACTACTTTTAATGGTAATTTATTTCTTTCTCTTGCCACATTTAAAACGCAATTTAAAACCGCTGTACTGTCTTTTCCTCCAGAAAAAGAAACAACAATTTTATCAAATGTATCATATATATGATTAATTCTTTCAATAGCTTTATCATATACATTTATTTCTAAAAATTCTTTTTGCCTTATCTTACCCATTATTTTGTTCTAATTTCATCAATTTTATTGGCTGCAACTCCTTTTACAATCGTTCTATTAATCATAGGGTGAAACTCGTCTTCTGCTCCAAAATCACTATCTGGATGAAATGCTATTACATCCATTGAACTTCCATACGTATTAAACTTATGCGTTCCAGCTTCGTATTCATTCCCATCTAATCCTAATGCTGTTTCAATTCCATTGTATTCCTTTATTACAAAAATAGTTCCTTCCTCTAAAGGCAATTTACCAAAAGGAGTATCGCATTCACCAGAACCCCTTATAACTATTCCAATACGATGACTTGGGTGTGTATGCGCGGTCTGTATAATTTCCTTAGGAAAATGCAAATGATTTAAACAAGGGTCTCCTTTTTTTACTGGCGCGATTAACAAAGAATCTGTACAACCATCAATATATTTTAATCTTCCAACTTCCTCTACAACACCACCAATATTTGTATAGGCTCTAAATTTATTTTTTACAAAATCTCCATTTTTTACAAACACCTCAATAGCTATTGCCTTAAATTTACCATATAATTTAAATTTTCCATGATGACTAAAATAAGTGTCCTTTGGCATTAATGAATTTAAACCATCTTTAATTTTTAACTTTGCTATGCCTTCATAAACAAATACAAAGTAAGTTTTGTCGTGTTGTGGTTTTAGACCTTCTGAATCAATAATATTATAATATTTTAATGGAAATCTATTGTGGTTTTCCTCATTAAATATTAATCCTGATTCAGCTTTTCCAAAACTAATAAATGATTTAGTTTCTTGTCTCATGTTTACTTATTATAATTTCTAATTATTTCCATTAATGATTCTTCCTGCTTTTCAAATAAAAATTCATTTTTTACTTTATTTAAAGTATCTAATAATTTTAATTTGTTTTCATGCAGCATAACTAATTCAAAAATAGAATAATCGTTATCAGATGACTTTGGATTGTCATTTAATTGATTTTCATTTTTTTCATCTACGTCAAAATAATTACTATTATCAAACTGCGGTATCTCCAAGCCCCATGCCTCCAAGTCCACCACGTCCCAATCGTTCGCAAGTGTGTCCCAGTCCCAGCCTCCCGTGTTTGCATTTAAACGAATGTTCAACTCCTTTTCATCTGCCTCATTCAAGTCA